GCAGCACTAAAGAATAGTCCACAGTTTGTATCTCCTGTATTAGTTATAGAGGGTGCAGAAGCTGACCCATCAGGAAAAGTAAGAACGCCACTTAAAGCAGTAGCACCTGTTACGGTTAATGTACCTGCTATAGTGGCGTTTTCATCTATGTCTAATGTATCTATATGTGCTGTACCATCAATGTATAAGTCCTTAAACTCTGCACTTGACGAACCTAAATCTATATCACTGTCCGTTACAGGAACTATAGCACCATCCTGTATGCGTATTTGTTCTACTGCAGAGCTACTTACCTCTGTAAATATTCCAACTCTATTATTACTTGTATCGACTACAACCTTATTAAGAGCATCTACATCAGCTATAAGTCCTACATATGCACCTTCAGTAGATGTACCATCGTGATTGTGTCCACCGCTAAATGCAAAGGCTGCTAATATTTCATTAAATTCAGCGTTTATAGGTGCAGCTTTAACTACGGCACTCGCTGTAATATCTGCTGTACTTTGTCTTGCATAACCTGCCATTATCTTACATCTCCTGTTCCATATGTAACTGTATATCCTTGAACACTGTGACTAGGTTTTGTATCGTCTGTCACATATTTAAACGATACGGATTTACCTGACCCTGAAAAACTAGATGATTCAACTGGTGATGGATTACCGTCAAATATATCCGTTGTATCAAATATTGCTATGTTTGTTCCACTATCATAAAAAGATGCAGGACTATCATTATCTATTGCTATATTACTAGGCGTTAAAGAATTTGTGCTTTCATAATCGTAACTAACACCTAAGTTAATTGTATGTTCACCCTCTGCACTTAAATAAGTAGACACACTATAATAATTTTTTCTTTGTTCAGGATTATCCATATAAATAAAAGGTGTTTTATATATGCTAACTATATTACCTGTATCAAATGCATTACCAGATTCTTGTCTAAAGACTTTACCTGCTGTATCTCCATGTATAACAAATTCTTCTGTATCTATATATCCACTAGCTACACATATACAAGATATTCCTGAAAGCTGTCCAAATTCAAAACTCATCTGACCTTGATACTCTCGTAATGCACCAATTAAACCGCTTGATGTCGTTGAAGAAAAAATGTATCTAAACTGTGATTTAGCTCTAATTATTACAGAAGATAAAGTACCTAAATCTTCATCTGCTATTAAATTCTTAATCGTTTGTTGTATATTTTTAGATACAGTTTCAAGATTAACATCGCCAATTTTGTTTGTACCGCCTATCGGTCTTATACCATCTGGTGCAAGAAATAATAAATCGCCACCTAATTCTATCACACTATCTGTAGCAAGACAACCTAAATTTGAAGTAACTGTTTCTAATACAAAATCTGAGTCGTTATTTCCTACAAATCGTTTAATTTCGTTTTTACCAAATATATATAATACATTACGAAATTTTTTAATGGCTATTATTTCAAAACCAACATTAACTTCACCTGCTCCTTTATCTATTTCATTTTGACCAAAATCTGTTTCGTCTGTAGGAGCACTATATGTTAATATGCTTGGTTGTGCAGGGTCTCCTGCTATAAATAAATGTCTTTGAAACTCTTCTGCAAATTTAGGCTTATATACAACTGAAGAGCCTCCTGATGTGTAAGTTGCACCTGTTAATTGTGTATAAGTGCTTCCATCATAAGTAGCTGCAGGATTAATACCATCTGTTAAAACTATCTTAGGTGTACCAAAATTAATTTCAGTAAATCTTACTTTACTTACGCTTACCATTGTAGGTGAGCCACTTGTACTTACGGCTGTCCAACCTATAACTGCAGGTGCGGTACTTATTGTTGTATTTGTAGAAAAACTATCGTCTGATATTGCACTACCATTTGTAAATACTGCAGATGGTAATCTACCAAAATTTACTACAATAGTATTAGAACTTTTAGATATTAATGTTCCTGTTACGGCTGTAGCTGTGCTTGCATCTCCTGCACTTGTTCGTTCTGTTAATGTTTCTCCAACTGTTAAATTAGAATCTGAAGCTACATTAAACTGATAGTAAAAATTCCAATGATGTAAATAATTATTACCTGACGATGGTTTTCTACAAGCAAATATACCTTGATTTATTCCGTTAGCTACTGTTACACCTAATACAGAACCTGTTCCTGTTACTGTGCCAAAACTATGTGAGTAGCCATTTATTTTTCTATATCCACCTTCTAAGTTAGGTTCATAGTTAATTAATTGTGTAGCTGCACCAGATGCTTCTTCTCCTAAAGATAAAACATCTGAACCAGTATTTAATCCACCTCTGCAGACTGCTTTAAATGTGGATACTGCATCTGCCATTTTACGATGTACTCAAACTCAATACGTTACTAGATGTTCTAGGTCTATGTATCATAGTTGACCTCATAACTAAAGGGTCATCTAAAAGAAGTCTTCTCATAACTTTTATGCCCTCTTTAAATTTTTGTTGATGTATATTAGCACTTTGTTCATTAGACCTAAATCGCATCATGTAAACCATAGCTCCATCTACTATAATATATTTGAATCTATCAGGTATAATCATAGTATCGTTAAATGCAGATAAGTCATCTGGAAATTTATAATATACGTATTCTATTATATATGCAGCATCAGGTATCGGAGTAACTCCAAACTTTTCTTCTGCTGTTTGATAAATTAATGTGGGAGCAGTGCGTCCACCTGTTCCTGCTGCATCTTCAATACTTCTATAATTTTGAATATAGGCATCAAATGAAATTGTAGGTAAAGGCATAGCAGTATTATTAGAACTGCTTAACGCCTTAATATAAAATGTATCCCAATCTACACTAGCTGTATCTGTAGGTAAATCATAAGTTCCTGTACCTGCTGTTAATGTTTGTGTTGTTGTAGTTTTTAAAAATGGAAACTGGTGTCCATCTTGTAAAATTTCTCTTATTGAATTATTAATAGCATCTTTAGCTATAGCTTGAATATTTTTAGCTGTACTAAAACCATCTCCTGAAGCAGTAAATGTTACTTCATTTAATCTACGTAATAAATCATTGCATAAAGTTATATATGTAGTAGCCATTTACTATCCTTTAGTTGTAATAAGAGGGCAAGTTTCCCTGCCCTCTCATATTTTTAGTTTAAGCTAGTAAGTCTCTGTCAACTTCCGTAGCTTTGTCTACAGCACCGTGGTCGTTACAATCTATAACTGTAGCATAGACTCGTAATCGTCCTGTGGCTGCGGCAGCACCTGCAATCGTACAATCAATAGTATCGGCAGTTCCGATAAATTGAGTATAGGTTGAAGCAGCACTACCTACAACTGTGTTGGTTTGCCCATTAGAACCTGCAGCACAATATCCTGCAGAGGTAATATCAGCACCATCAATGATGTCATCACCACCTCCAAAGTCCATGTCCAAAGTACAACTTCCAGTAAATGCTTTCATTACTTCAGCACCTGCATTAAGAACTAATGTTCCTGCAGGAATCTCAAGCATTTGAAAAACATCTCCATCAGAGATACTATTACCTGCTGCTATAAGAGCGTCAATATCCAAATACTCTTGAATTGTTCTAACCGTATGCGTACCTGCATTAGAAGGTAAGGTTGCAATAGAGTTAGCACCAACGCCAGTGGTGGATTTAGCTGTTAAATCAAAAGTAGCCATGTTTATATCCTCCCTTAACCTGCGTTATACTTGGCAGTTACGACAGCTTCAGGACGAAGTATCTTCCTACCATACAAATGCATACCTCGAACAATGTCTGCAAATGAGTCAGGGTCACGGTATGTTTCAGTTTTGCTGAGTTGTTCAGCCGTTGCAACAGCAGAGCCATGTCCTGCAACAATTACACCAAAGTTAGAGTTTTGGTTAGCAGTACCAGAAGTACCTGCACCAGTTCCTACTGATGGTAAATTGCTTGAAACATAAAGTCTGAATCCTGCAAGGTTATTAAGAACAAGACCGTTTTGCAACTTTCCTGCTCCACCAAAATCAGCGTTCATTAGCTTGGAGTTTTCATCACCAAGTAGCTCCATAAACACAGGGTCTACTACTAGCCACCTGTCTTGTGTATCTACTTGCTGTTGATTTAACAACCTAGCCATACGATTAACAACAACCATAGGCGTAACAGAAGCAGTACCTACAGAGGTAGCTCCACCTGTTAGATTAACCACAGGAATAGAATGGTCTCCTGCAGAGGATGTTGTGATACTTCCAAATGAATCTTTACGAAGTTTCATAGAAGTTAGAAGTTCATCTGAACCTGCTGTTGACACTGCTTTGCTACCGTTAACTTGGTCATTAACAGTACCTGCAACAGAACTTAATGCAGATTGTTTATACCCTGCCAAATAACCTAGAACTTCTTGGTCGTATTGGTCAGCTAAACGATATGCAGCTCTACTAGTTGCAAGCTCCATAAAGTTTACATGAGAATGAGCCTCTTCAATATCGTCCATCTTAAAGGCATAGTAGTTAGCCTTATCGACAACAAGTTGAAAATCCTCATCATCAAGGTCTTGAGCAGTCACTTGAGTACCTCTAGCGTACTCTTTCACTGAAATTTCAGGTTCTTTGATAATCCTGACAGTATCACCCTGTCCAGAAATCTCCCCGAAATAATCAGAGTTAGTTATATCTCCAACCACAGTCGACTTGCGGAATGCAAGCTGTACCTGTTTGGAGTAGATTACTGGCGAAAAATTACCGTTAGGTAAATTGCCGTAACCTGACGTAGTTTGAAAAGCCATAATAAATCCTCCTTATAGGTTTTCTAGTTAGTAGATGTAAACTTTCACCGATAAGAGGCTAATTCTGTTAAGGTGCAAATAAAGTCAGTATGCCTACGTCATTTAATTGGGCTTAAAGATATTAGGTAGTCTTTTTAGGTATTATGTTTCACTTATTAAACACATACGCTTATTTATAGCGTACATGTATCTAGTTATACTTGTAACTTTCTGCTTGTCAACTGTTTTTTAACGAGCAGCACCACTTAAATCGTAAATAAATTTTCCACTGCGAATAGCTTCCATTATAGAGTCAGCATTCTTTTCATATTCTTTTGTAGACATTTTATTTACTTGCGACTCTCTAAGATATGATTTTGATTCATCATCTTGAGGCACATTCTTTGTACTCTTAATTGATTTAGCTGCTTCTAAATTATTAGAAGACTTAGCTTTATCTTTAGAGATTCCTTTATCTTGTTTATATAAATCCAATACTCTAGATACAGATTTAGCATCATCACTATTTTCATATAGAGCATCTTGTACCCATTTAGGCTGTTCATCCGCCCACTCATGGAACGCATCATCTTCTCTTATATCAGCAAAATCAGGATGCAAAGCCATTAATTCAGCTTCTGCTTTTTCTTTTGTAGCTGATTCACGTAGAGTTTCTATTTCTTGTAGTCGTTTATCTAAGTCGGAAGACCTATCTCTAGCTTTTTTATCCGCTATAGTTTCAACGATTGCAGCTACATCAGGATATTTCTTAGTCCATTCTGCTATTTCTTCTTCTGATTTAGGTAAGACTAATTCATTTTTAGTAGCTTTAGAGAGTTGAGTTTCTAATTCTTGTATTCTAGCGTTGAACTCTTTCTCCTTAGTCGCAAGATGTCTTCTAACATCGCCATATCTTTTCTTAAAAGACTCTTCTTCTTTTCCAATAGCCTCTGTTGATACTCCATCTTTTTCTTTTGTTTCTGCAGTTGAAGCTGTTTGAGATTCTTGAGTTTCCTCTGTTTGAATCCCTTTTCCTTCTCTCTCGGCAAGGAGTTCTTTAAGCTCCTGTTCGTCTTTTTCAATACGAGCTTTGTTGCCTTTGCTTCCACGCCTATCTACAAATCCTGCAACTTTTGTTTTTTCTACTTGTTCTAATTCTGGCATATATATGCTCCTTTATATTTGGGGTCAATGTGATGTTGAGTAGCCAATTATTATTTTTATTGTTATCTTTTATAGTATGCACTATTTTTTGCCTTTACGCATTAGTCCACCTTTATTAAATCCTCCATACTGTCCTCCACCAGTATAAACCTTATTCTTACCTGTTCCTGTTTTTATTCCTGCTTTATCTGCAGCCTTTTTTATATTGTCTTGTGCTTTTAATTTACCTGATGTATCTTTGTCTATTCTGTCTTGACGCCTTTTATCTTTACGTTTTTTTCTTCTAGCTTCATCGTAATCACTACTACTAATACTACTACTACCTGTATTAGGTTTTTTAGAAGAAGTAGGAGAAAATAGTTTTCCAAAAGCATCTAATCCTTGATGAGCAAAACTTCTTCCGGGCGTATAGCCTTCTGCACCTGCTACTAAATTATCTAATATTATTTTTCTTTCATCTGATAAATTATTATAGGCTTCAGGGTCATCATATATTTCTTTTGCATCTTCTAATATATCTTTATGTTGTTTAGCTAATAGACCAGAAGTTAAATTACCTATGCCCGGAATTTTAGTTATGATGTCATCTATTCCTATATTCATAGGTCCAAAACCTTTAAGTTGTTTTGCGTAATCAAATATTTCATCTTCTGTTCTAGCTATTCTTTCAGAACCAAAGCCTTCAGGATATAGTTTTTTAGTTTTTTCTTCTTGTTTTTCATGCATCTCTTGAAATCTTTCTTTACTTCTTCTTTTTGTTCTTTCTTCTCTAGTTTCTTTAGGTGCAGAACTATCTCCTTCATCACCGCCTTCACCATCATCAGCTTGAGAAACATACGGAACATATTTTTCTAACTGTGTAGGAGAATGAGATATAGGTACATTACCTATAAAGGTAGCTGTAAATATTGTACTTTCATCTTGTCCATTCCAATATTGTACTTGTCGGAATCCACTTTCACTACTGCTACTATCTTCTTGTCCTTCTTTTTTATCTTCTTCTTTTTCTTCCTCTTTCTCTTCTTGAGCCATTAAAGCTTTTATTTCTTCTTCAGATTTTACAGAATAGCCTGAATGAGGAGCATTAAAAACTTCTCCTGTAATAGGATTTGTTAAAGGAGTAATGACCATCATAAAAGGACCACTACCTGAAGGAGAATTTACCCAATTAGGCGTACCAGATGTAATATTAGGTTCTTCTGCTTTTTCATTATTATTATTATTTTGATTATTGTTGTTATTATTAATTCTAGCATTAGCTTCTGCTATTCTTGTATCTGCTAATTCATCTCCTATAGCAGCTCTATACTCTGCTTCTGTTATTGTTACATCACCGGTTC